AGAATTAGTTTATGCAAGAACAGCAACTTTACCAGGTCGTGCTATTGAAAATAAACCAGTTAATTATTTTGGTCTTCAATTTAATGTACCAGGTAAAGCAACATATACTGGATCTGAATCATATTCAATTGAATTTTATCACGACGAAAAAGTTGAACTTCGTACAAAATTAGAAGCGGCTTCTCGTGTAGTTTTTAATGATGTATCATCAACTGGTGAATATGGTATGCCGGGAAGGGGAAATATCATTTCTCTTGAAGTAATTGATAGAAAATTAGTACCAGTAAGATTAATCGATTTGATAGGAGTGTCCATTCGAGATATTTCACCCATTGATTATGCGATTGCTGATGGTACTGGTGAAGTTAAGAACTTTACAGTGACCTTTGCATATCATTTTTATGATGATTTTGCTAATTTGCTTCATTCAAATAATTAATAAACAAAATTAGCCATTAAATAATAACAGATGGCTAACCATGTACAAAACTTCCTTGATCGTTTTTCAAAAGACGACGCATTACTTTTACCATTACCTGTTTTTTGGACAGTCGATATTTCTGGTGTAAGTGGCAGTGATATAGCTAGTGCTGTAGGAAATGCAAAAGAAAAGTGGGGATTAGTAAAAGAAATTGATGATTATATAGGTGAAGGAAATATATTAGTAGCACAAGAAATCACCATTCCTAGTGAAACATTAACTGTATTTCCGGTTAATTTTGAAAATTCAGGGGGGTTTTTGCCAGGATATGCATTGAATAATAGGGCAGATTTTAGCAGTAGGTTATTTACAATTAATTTTCTTGAAACTCATGAAGATATTGAACACTTTGTATTTAGACCTTGGATTATTGCTGTGGGTATTGAAGGCTTAGTTTTGACAAAATTAAAAGCAACTATTACTATAAAACAATATGGTAATGATGGAAATTTTAGAAAAGGTTATAGATTTCATAAATGTGTTCCTGTAAATACCGAAGGTGGTGCAGCCTTAAACTACACAAATACAGATTTTATTGTAAAAACAGTTTCATTTTTATGTGAAAATTATGAACAATTACCAGAGAAAAACAGCAAAAGCGCCTCAAACTTTTCCGCGAGTTATTTAAATCCACCAGTAACTCCAATACCTATCCCACAAATGAATAATTCTTCTTATGTATTGCCTAGTAACACCTTATAAAAACAATTTAGTTTTAAGAGAATTTACATTTAATAATTTAATAAAATTAACAAAATTGTGTAATTTCTCCACAAATGAATATGTTTGTGATTTTTTTGATAATTTTATTATAGAGTCCTATAAATATAATGTTATTGAAAAGTGTTATGCATTAATAAAATTATATGAATTGTGTGTCAGTGATACACTAGATTTGGTTACAGAGACACATAATGTAACAATAAATGCAGATTTATTATTAAAATCCATTTTCAATTTAGGTGAAATTAATGCAAAATATAAAATAATGGATGATGGTATTACATATATTTTTGATTTGCCCCATTCTTTCATTTTAAAACCTGCTGATATTTATACACACACAATACAATCAATAATATTATCTTCAGGGGAAACTATTGATTTAAATGATATAACACATACAGAAAGAGAAACTATTATTAATCAATTACCAGCGAAAGCTTATAATGTAATTGTAAAATATGCGGAAGAACAATTAATGAAATATGAAGCAGTTTTAATTAATCCAACTACTAGTTTAGGTGGAAACCCGTTTACAATTAATTTTCTCAGCCCACAAGCATTTTTATTTTTAAAAGGGATGTATTCGGGATATTCATTAGATTATTTTTACGAATTAATTTATACACTATCCCGAAAATTAAATTCAAATTTCATAATTGAAAGGCCTTTTAAAGAATTATTAGTTTATAGTCGCTTATATACAGATGAAATGAAAGAAGAAAATAGTGCATTACAAATCCCAAGTAATAATTAATGTTATGAGTAATCCAACAATTAATGCCTTTTTCGAAAAAATTGAAGCGCTGAATACTAATAAAGTAAGCATTTTTGTTCCCAGATTAAAGAAAAATTTGAAATTTAAACCACTAAGTCTTGGTCAACAAAAAAATCTTATTGCTTCTTTAGCAGATGGGCCAACTGGCGCTGTTCGCTTTACAAGATTATTAAATGATATAATTGTTGAAAACGGTCCTGAGGAAACGTTTTTTGTTATGGACAGGATTCCTATTGTTATTCAATTAAGAATAAATGCATTAGGTGCAGAACTTAAACAAGACGACAAAGTTTATAACTTGAAAGAAATAGTGGAAGCTATTAAAGTAGATGTATATTCTGTTGAAACAGAACCCAAATTTGAAGAATATGGCATTACAATTAATTGTAGTATTCCAACATTAGATACTGAAAGCAAAATTATTTCCAAATGTGAAGATTTGGTTGAGCAACAAAAAGATAATAAATTGAGTGATAATGTTAGTGCTATTTATATTCATGAAATTATCAAATATATTGATTCTGTTGAATTTGATAACGAAAAACTTAATTTTAAAGACTTGAATACACCTCAAAAAATTAAGATTATTGAGAAACTTCCCCTTTCATTAAACAAACAGGTTATCAATTATATCGAAAAATTGCGTGAAATTGAATTAAAATATCTCACCGTTGAAAATGATACGATAGATATTGACCCATCATTTTTTGAAACCGCACATAATAGTTAAATAATTATGTGCCACGAGATGAAAATAATGGAAATAAAGACGATTTATTTAGTCGTTTTATAAAGGTTGTTGATAATAATACACCTGAAAATGCTGATAAAGGTGTACCTAAAGGTGTGATTCCTTCAAATGAAGGTTCTTCTTTTATCCAAAAATCAAAAAAGGAAAAAGTTAAACCAGCTCTCGAAAGTAATGAAAAATCTCGTTTAATAAACATTGCGAACATACTCTTTACACAATTTTTTGAAGTTCAAAAGAAATATAAAGAAGATACCAAATTAACAAAAATATCTCAATTAGCTACAACAACAGCAAAAAAACAATCTCCAATTGATAAATTCAAAGAAAAAATAGATACCAAAAAACCTCTTTCATTATTCAAAATTGCAACTGGTTTACTTGTTGTAGGCATCACAGCAGCAATATATGGAATGATGAATGATAATGCTTTAAGAGGTAGTATGAAAATGCTATCAAAAGTTGGGTTAAAAGCTTCTATGTTATTATTTCAGCGCTTAACAAAAGGATTTATGTCTATGATTGGCGGCGCGGGTAAAATGGCAATGGGGCTATTAAAAGGAACAAAACTTGGTGGAATGCTTTTAAAAATGGGCAAATTCTTTACCCCGCTATTAAAAATTCTTAAAAAAATCCCATTAATAGGAAGTATATTATCTGTTGGATTTGCCATTGCAAGATTTAAAAGTGGTGATGTCACAGGCGGGGTGATTGAAATTTTGGCGGGTTTAAGTGGATTATTGAATTTAATACCAGGTGGTACAGTTGTAGCTATTCCACTAGTATTAGGATTTGATGCATTAAATGCTTGGCTAGATATGAAAACTGCTGGTAAAACAGGCAGTGAAAAATCTAAAGCAAAATTAGATATTCTAAAACAAATAGGAACATGGATTGGTCGTAAATATATGAAAGCGGCACCATATATGCCTATAATTGGCACCTTTATAAGATGGGGCAAAGCATGGCAAGCTTTGAAATCTGGTAATGTTTTATATAGTCTAAGAGAATTAATTAATGGGTTAATTACTTTTGCACCTGGTGGTGGTGCTCTTGTATATGGATTTGAAACACTTTTAAGTTTGTTTAATGAAAAAGAAGAAAAAGGAAAAGGGAAACCTTCCAAGGTTTCTTGGATACAAAAAGTAAAAGATTGGATTAAAAAGAAATTAAATGATTTACCATGGGCATTAAGGAAACCATTAGAATTTTTTGGTATAATATCTGATGAAGATAGTAAAGAAGGCGCACCAAAAGAAGAACAAAAGAAATCAGAACCCGCAGTAGCCAAAGAAGCAGAAAAAAAAGCAACCTCTACACCTTCACCAACTCCTTCTCCATCACCTTCTCCTTCTGTTGCACAAGTTGCGGTAGCAACATCAATAACACCTCCTGTTGCACCGCAAACACCAATAATGCCAGAATGGCTAAAGCCAGCTGTTAAAGACCAAACAGAGCCGCAAACACCAATAATGCCTACATTTGCTCTTAAAGACCAAACAGAACCCCCCGCATGGAAAATGCCAGGTTTTGATGAAGAATTGCGCGACCGAAGAATAGCGGCTCTTGCTGAAATAGCTTCAATAAATACTGAGTATAAAAATGAAGAAATGCGTCGGGCATTTATTAAAGGGAGTGAAGAAGATTCTGTTGTTACTGCTGCTTTTGGTACAGTAAAACAGAGAGAAATGTGGGCTGAAAAATATAAAAGACAAGAAGAAGCAAGAAAAAAACAAGAGGCTGCTCGAAGACAAGGGGGCCAAGCAAAACCATCTGATTCTTCATTAAGTGCATTACATAATTTGAATAAACTTCAATTTATGAATGTCAAATTGTTACAAAATATTTACAATGCTATTGTGTATGGTAATAAACAACTCGTTGGAGCTATATCAAAACAACCAGTAAGTACAACACCACAAACAAATACACAAGTTGCTAACATACCAATGAATACTATGGATTCTCCCACATTACCTATAAACGCAAATGATAGGATATCTTATGCCGAATCCCCATATTCAATGGCATAGCTTAAATATTATTGATGGCGGAATCTAAGTCATATAATGTTGTAAATGGATATGATTGGACAGTGGTACCAAGAGACTCTTCTTTAAGAAAAAAGGCTCCCGCTGTATATGCTACATCCTATCTTATTAATACAAATCAAATTATGCAATCTATACAAGGTTATATAAACTTGTTTAAAACAGATCCTAAAACTTTTTATGAAAGGATGTATCAAGCAACAAAAGAAGATGATTTTATTTTTCCATATTTTGATGATAGTGTTAGAGGATTTCAAAATAATTTTAGCGAAACATATTCGGGGGGAATTGCGGGTAATGCAGGGGATATGCCAGGTGCGGAACTTTTAGGTGGTGCAAAAACGTTGGCAGATTCAATGGCAAATTTAGTTTCACAAGGTGCTGCTTTTTTTAAAGGTAATCCAGGGTCATATTTAGAAGTCCCAAAATTTTATCAATATGAAAACACAGACGAACCATTAAATGTTACGTTTAATTTAATTAACACTATTACTGAAGATGAATGGAAACGAAATTATGAATTGGTAACTAAATTAACCGATATTTGCAGACCACATCGTAAATCTGCCGCAACAATAGATCCGCCGCGTTTATTTAAAGTTCGTGTGCCTGGCTATCGTTGGATGGAATGGGCATATGCATCATCATTTAATGTTAAATTAAAAGGAACAAAAAGAATGATTGAAGGCAAAATTGTTCCTGAAGCTTTTGAAGTAAATATGACGTTTACATCATTGACTATCGAAGTTAGCAACTTTCTTACACAATCTCTTTAATGAAAAAATTAGGACAATTTCAAAATGATGTTTCAAGTTTAGAAGAATTAGAAATTCTAAATTATGAGAGAATTTTTAAAATTTATCAAAAAACAAATAATGATAAAAATTTCTATTTTTATAATATTCTCAAAAAAATAGAATTACCAACAGATATATCTTCAGATATATTACAACATTATTATGTAGAATCGAGAACAGCGTTGCCTCTTTTATCTTATCGAATTTATAATGATTTGAAAAGTTGGTGGATTTTATTTCTTTTAAATAAAGAAAAAATAGTGGACCTTTTTTGGGTGAATGGTGGAACACAATTGAAATATTTGACAGAAGCAGGTCGACTTCTTGTTCATAATGAATTAACAAAACAAATAGAATTATATGGCCGACACTATTAGTACAGTTTTAAGTTCACTAAGTTCCACAAATCTTTCTGCTTTTTCCGTTGTATCACCAAGTGTAACAGGAGAACTCATACCATTAAACTTAAATATGGGGTTTGGTGGAGGAGGTTCAGGTGGCGGTTCCAGTAATTTGCAAGGTAAAACACTTATGGGTGGAAAACCTGTAGGCAATATTTCATCTGCAATCGATTATTCCCCAACACAAATTAATGAGGTCCAATATAAATACATCTATTCTGTTACGAACGCTGATGGGCAAGATATTGGATTTTCCCGTGTTGCAGTAAAAGGTGTTAGTTTCACAGATAACATTTTTAATCCTTTTTTAACGGACGCAATGATAATGGTGGTTAATCCATTAGACTATGCAGAAAGTAATTATTTGCAACGTGGAGATGGGAGAGATTTATTTAGATTTGCATTAAAACCTGATAATGCAAAAGATGAACAAAAATTAGAATATGAATTTATTATTAAAGACGAGGTTCCAATTGTAAAAAGAGGAAATCGAATGGATAACTTAAAATGTTACCAATTAATTGATAAAAACTATCAACTATTAAACGAATCAATTCCGCAAGGTGTCAAATTTAAAGGAAAGGTTGGCAAAATTATAGAAGATATCATTAAAGAAAAGATTGGTGAGGAGGTTATTGGAGAATTTGAATACGGAGACCACGAAATTGATATAAATCCAGAGTATATTATTCCGCCAGTTTCTTTTAAATATGTAGATTTAATTTATTATTTGCTTAAGATATATTATTATATTGATGACGGGCTTCCAGTAAGAGGCATTTTGAATTATGATAGGATAGCAAAAAAATATAATTTATTACCTTTGTCTAAAAGTTTTTATAAAAAGAATAAAGAATTAGCAAAAGAAGCCTTTCTTTTAGGTGATATGACAAATAAAATAGAACCTAATCCAAACAATCCGCCGCCAGATGCAGAATTTACAACGTTTACTGGGTTTATTCAAGGCTGTAAATTTAGTACACCGATGACAGACTATTCAAATACATTTTTCTTAAATTCAATTGTTCATGGATATGACCCGGTTCTTGGTGAACACATTTCAACACAAATAAGATTAAAAGATTTAAAGGAACAATGGAAAACAAAATTTGTGGATGTCTTTTCGTGTATAGGTGGTAAACCAAAACCATTTTTACCATTAAATAAACAAAAGAAAATAAACATTTTTAAGACATATAACCTGCCATTTCATCCAGAAAAATCTGCAAATATTGTAACCGCAGAAATGATAAACATGTTTGTATTTTACAATATGCAAATTGAATTTCCAATCATTGGTGATGTAAAAAGACAATCTGGTGTTTTTGTCGATGTTGTAAAGCCTAAAAATGATAAAGCAGAAGTGGATAAAAAAATGATTGGTAGGTGGTTTGTTACAACTATAAAACATGATTTCTTTTATGAATCTTATAGTAATAATATAATAGCTGTAAAAACGTATACAGGTCCAAACACAGATATAAGCGACGATGTTGATTAAAGATAATAAAATAGAAAATCTTAGAGTTGTAGAAAGAACAAAATCTCAAGTTGAAAAATTAATAAGCAATTTGAGCATACTGGGAAACTTTACAGACGAAGACAAAGAAATAACCGAAGAATACAAAAAAATATATGAGTTAGGATTAGATCAACTTAAGGTGTTTATTGACAAATTAGAAGAATTGGGCCCTAAATTAGATGAATACACAATTTTGTATTTTACAGAACAATTATTAAATGGTCCCCTTGTATTGAAAGTTATTGAATATACTAATAATTTATCAAAACCATATTGGAAAAAATCCCCCGATATAATGGGCGTTACAGGTAATACAGGGACAGATAACTCTTCTGTTCCGGTTTTTGCAACTGGTAAATATGCTCTTAATATAAACACAGATGTATATAATAAACTGCCTAAATTTATGCAAAACAATTTAAAAGGTTTAACTCGTGTTACACAAGATATTTTTACTGATAATATGAACACTGCAACAATAACCGATAATACATTGCCCATTGTTGATAAAAAACCATTTTTAAGAATTTCTAATGAATCACAAACCGATCATAATTATAATCCACATGGAAATTATCTAGTGAAAGATGTTGGGTTTGATTTGACTATAAAACAAATTTCAAAACAAATATTTGAATTAGTAAAAGAATTTCTTGGAGGGGAGACATTTCGTTTATATGATTTCAAAAAACAAATTAATGCGTATGACTCAGAAAAGAATCCAAATACGACAGGCAAGGTTCTACTCGAAAGAATTCTTACTTGCGATGATACGCAAAGGGTAACAATAAAAACGGATGTTTTAGGCAATACCTACGACAGTGAAGAACGTCGCAAAGCCGAGCTAAAAATTCCAAGTAAAGATAAAGATAAGAAGTTTAAATTACACACAGTTAAAGGCCAATTAGGTTCTGGTGAAGAGGTTAAAAAAGAACCTATTGATAGTTAATCGACATCAATAATTTTTTTAGGAGAATCAATCCGCAGTGTTGATTCTTGTTGTGCAAAAAGATGTTTCAGAATTTCTTCACGAGAAAAGGTAATTCGGGTTTTTTCATCCCCTCCAATAGCAAGTCTTTCTTTTGCTTTTATTTCCATTTTCTTAAGCTTTTGGGAAGTTCTGTTTTTTTCACGAGAAATATACAACTTATTCAACGCATCAATAGCCGCACTAGATGCTTTGATTAATTCTGCAAGAGCTTCTGCAGCCTCTGGATCTGTTGCATCAATATCTTCCGTAGCATCAACCGCACGTTGAATTAATTTAGATGCATTATCAATAAGAAACTGTTCAACATTATCAGGTGTAATATTAAGTTCTCTAGATTGCTTCTTAACTTCTTGTGTTGTGTTTTGTAATTGATTTACAATATCATCCACAATATTATCTAAGAAATTATCTTCCATAGAATTATTTATATTGAAAAGAAAAGAACGCCCTTTATAATAGTTATATGGTAGAAATCAAACTTATTAAAATACATCCAGATGCTATTTTGCCAACACAAGCACACGAAGGAGATAATTGTTGGGATATTTATGCATGTGGAGATACATTAATTCCTGGTTCAGAAGCTATGGGTGGAGGTTTTGTAACACCAGTTAAAATTGGCAAAGCAGTTGTCCCTGTTGGGTTAAAAATTGCTTATATTACCCCAGGATATGGATTAGTTTTTAGAGGTCGAAGTGGATTGGCATTCAAACATGATTTGAGAATTCATCCGGGGGAATTGGACAATTTTTATAGGGGCGACATGGGAGTAAAACTCTATAATTTTTCTGCAAGTAGTTATCAAGTTAAAAAAGGAGATAGAATTGCACAAATTAAAATTGAGAAAAATTATGATGCTTCTTTCGAATTTACAGATACTGTAGATGAAACTACTAGAGGCGAAGGTGGATTTGGTTCAACAGGAAGATAAAAATGTCATTAGATTTCAAAGGGCTCTGGGTAGAAAAATATAGACCACAGACATTAAATGATTTAATCATTGATGAACGTTCTAAAGCAGTTTTATTAGAGTGTATTTCTAAAGGTGAAATTCCCCATTTATTATTCGCGGGATCACCAGGAATTGGGAAAACTTGCGCTTCAAAAATAATTGTTAATGACATTCTTAAATGTGATTACCTCTATATCAACGCATCTGATGAAAATGGTATTGATACAATAAGAACAAAAATAGCGGGATTTGCACAAACAAAATCATTTGATGGAAAGGTTAAAGTAATTATATGTGATGAAATGGATGCGCAAACAGCCCAAGCACAAGCTGCAATGCGTAATATGATGGAAACATATTCCAAGTATACACGATTCATATTAACAGCAAATCATAAACACAAGATTATTCCCGCTCTTCAATCAAGATGTCAAGCTATAGAACTTAAACCAGATTTAAAACAAACTGTAAAAAGATGTTATGAAATACTAGCAAAAGAAAATATAAAAATTAATTCAGAACAAAAATCTAAATTTGTTGAATTAATAAAATTGAAGTTTCCTGATATTAGATCAATTATAAACGAACTTCAGAAAAATAGTATTAGTGGAAGTCTAGATATACTTAACATATATGTTAGTAAACAATTACTAGAAAAGATTTTACAATGTATAAAAGATAAAAGTTCATTAGAATTAAGGAAATATCTAATTGAACATGAAGAAGAATTTCAAGGAGATTATGATAATTTAATGACAGAATTTCTGAATTATCTATATGAACAGCCTTTGAATGATTTGAAAAAGAAAGAAATGATAGCTATAATTGCTGATCATCTTTTCAAGGCGCAGTTTATTTTAGATAAAGAAATTAATTGCTTTGCTTGTTGGATTAATTTAGAAAAGGTTTAGTTTCTCTTAAAATAATTCGGATCATCAGGGTTGTCCCAAGATTTTCTAGGTGGTTTGGGTTTATTACCACTGCGATCAAAAAATAGCGGATTAAATGGATTTTTTACATCTCTCGGATTTGGTTTTATCACAGTTGTTGTTCCGCCAGATGAAGCTTTATATGTTTCCCCACCATGCATTGAATCCCAATAAGATTTCATATCTTGTAGTAATTCATCCATGTTTTTAATTTGGGAATAATTTCTTGTGTTAAAATAACCTTCTATAAAATCATAAAATCGATATTTTAAGCCTTCTGAAAATTTATCATCTCCAGTATACATATCATCATATAATTCAGCTAACAGTTCTTGATCTTTTTTTTGCATTGTTTTTATTCCCAATCCGATCCTATATATGTTCCTTTTTTTATGGTTGATTGTGAAGATTGTTGCGGGGATTGTTGTTCATTATGTTTTTGTTTTGCAATATTAATTAACCATGCTTCGGCTTTATCTGGTCCTAATGTTCTTGCAATAGAATTTATTTTGTTTATTTCGTCCTGGGAAAGATCACTAAGAATTTCTAAATAATCATGAATTTCTATGCCCCCTTTATAATATTCACCTTTTGTTTCAGGCATGTTTTTTTGAATTGCTTCGATTCTTTGTTGGACAAAATTGTTTGTATTTTGTGGAAGTTGATCACGATTACAACTTACAGCACCCATTGCTGTTGCACCCATAAGCCCAGCCGCCAGTGCTCCTTTCCAATTTAATTTTTCAGAAAGTATTTGTTCATATGCTTTGGCTAATAGTTCTTGATCTTTTTTTTGCATTATTGTATATATCTGCTTGTTGCAGGTGCTGGAGGTTCATTTTCACCTACATATTCTGGCTCCATTGATTCCCCTTCTGCTGTGGATGTGTTTGAAGTTATTTCGGGTACTGTTTTATCCAAATGATAATCATAAACTAAATCTTGAAGAACACTTTGCATATCTCCGGTAACTGTATTACCATTTTCATCTTCAGCAAAAACATATGTTGTACCCTGACTGCCTGGTGTTGTGACGGCGACAACAAAGAAAAAACGGCCGTCGGGCATCCGAGCTGCATAGGTATTTGCTCTTTTTACTTTTCCAAAAGAAAGTATTCGATGGGCGCGATTATATCGTTTTTGAAGACCTTCTAACGATGTACTTTCAGGGTCAAAACCTTCTTCTTGTTCAAAAGACGTTTCTTCATCTTCCATTGCATGATTTAAACCATTAATATCTGCGATATCTGCTGCTTCAACCTCCCGCAATCTTGCAATTACTTCATCTCGATTAGCAACACCGCCTTCTCCATCTTGAACCAATTCTTCTTCAATTCCATATTGGTTAGCTAAACGTATAAGTTCCCCATCGGACAATGTTTCGAAAGGAAAATCTGGTCCGTGATCTTCTGTGTATATTTTTGAATATCTTTCAGAAATTAATTGTGCATCTTTTTTATAATTGCTCATGTTATTATTTAATTAAAATACCTTATCTTCTTGCATTGCACTGTCAATCATTTCTCTCCACTCTGATACATTAGAATATAACCATTCCGTTCGTGGGGGTATTACCCATTCAGGGTATATTTTATCAGCATCGCGCCAGCAAAATCCTTGATTAGCCAACCATTCTAAACGTGTAGTATCGGAAATATTTGTTTCTTCCTCTTCAAGATCAGCATCTTCAGGTGTTTCTGATTCAGGTATTTCTGGGTTTTGGTTTATTAAATCACGCTGTTCTTTTCTTTTAACCCAATCAGGCATATCTTCTTGTTCGATTGCTTGTCTTGAATCATTAACATTTTCTGTTATTGCAATATATGCTTTTGCAAGAGCATCATTATCTTTCATGCTTTTATTATGAAATGTATTCATAAAAATATTTAGTATTTAATTGAAAAATATTATAGGCTCTAGAACCTATAATCGCATATATAGCCTCTAGAGCCTATATTTTATCCCCCCTTTGATATCAATTTTTGATATCAATATATTTCTTAAATTTCATGATAATGCATCGATTGATGTTCTTGTGATTGCACTGTTGCGTTCTCATAACCAACATCATAACCCGCATCCCATGCAGCTTTTAACATATGTTTAATTTCAATATCTTCACCTTCAGGATCGGGGTGTTGCTCATACCATTTTTCAAATTGTTCATCTGATGTTGGTATCGCCGGGCGTGAATATTGATCATATTGTTCCGAATATAAATCCGCCAAATTTCTTTGATCTTGTTTAGTGTATGGTTTCATTATTTATACTCTTTCAAACCTTTAAGATAGTCTTTTGTATATGAATTAACTTCTTGTGATGGTGTCGCAGGTTTTGAATCAATAGTTGTATTGGTATTTTTTAGCACATAATCAGATGTAGTATATTTCCCATCACCTTTATCTGTTACATTTGTAATGGCTTTATCATCTGTTTTGAGTTCTTTGGGTTTAATATCAACAGGATGTTGTTTACGAGCGGCATCGGGAATTGGCGGTAAATTGGGATAAAATGTTACAGGTTCGACAATGTCAGTGGGAATAGATGCATAATGTGTATAACGACCGCCGCCATTATCCAATGCAATATCTAACATAACATCCGTATCTGCAGTATCTGCATTTGCGGGATATCTAGTTGGCATTTGATCTCTAATACCAACCACTCTCACATGTAATCCAGAATCAATCATTTGGTCTAATAATTCTTGAACATTTTTTCCAAGAACTTTATATGATTCAGAAGATTTGAAATTATCATTAAATTTCAGAACATTCCCCACTTCAAATCCGCCACGTTGAAACTTTTTCATGTAGCTTTCAATAAGTTTTAAATAACGACGCTTAGCCATAAAATTATTTATCACCTTGTAGTGGGTCAATTAAATAATTTTAATGGCAAATGTAAAATTAAAATCTATTGGTGTTTCTGATAAAGACGCCCAAAGTATAAAAAAGAAATATCTTTACAAAGATGTGCTATTAGATTTAAAACCAGAATATTCATATAATGCACAATTTAATAAACAAGAAAGATTAAAAGATATTGATGTGTTATATGATGTAGAAGCAGTTAAAAATAGTATTGTAAATTGTTTCTTGACAATACCCGGCCAAAAAATCCTCAATCCTTTATTTGGTATGGATTTAAGATCTTATGTATTTGAACCAGTTAATAATTATACAACAGAATTAATTCGGCATGACATCACAGACCGTCTTCCAAAAATGGAACCAAGAATTACTATTGAAAATGTTTCAGTTGAAGCAAATATTGATGAACAACAATATGATATTATCATGCAAATAAATGTTCCTAGTCTTGATGTATATGGATTGAGTCTAGAAGGTAAATTAAATAATAATGGATATACATTGATATAATGAGTACAACAACAGACCAATTTACAGATTATCAACTTCCTTCCGATGCATATGTTGCATTTGATGCGTTATCATTAAAGGATTTCATAATAAATCGATTAAACGATAATTCATCTTTTACTGACCAAAATTATGAGGGAAGCAATCTCGCTGCGTTTATAGATATAATTGCATATTCATACCATGTATTGTTATTTTATTTGAACAATACAGCTGCAGAGGGAATGTTCAATCAAGCAACCCTTTATGAGAACATGAATAAAATCATTAGTCTCATAAATTATAAACCAACAGGCAAACAAACCGCATTGTTATCTATAAATGCTTCCGCTGATTCAAATCTTATCGCGGGTGATTATACAATTCCAAAATATTCATTTTTCATTGTCGATGGCATCCAATACACATTTAATAAAGATTATTCATTTACAAAGCTTACTAACAGTGTAGAAGATTTAACTGAATTAACAGATACAGTTATTTTATATCAAGGTACAATTGGTGAGTATCCAAATTATACAGCAGAAGGTGAAGATTTTGAGACATTAATAGTTGTAGTTGATAATGTTGTTGATGAAACAGATCAACGATTTATTGCTGGTGATACGATTTCTGTTTATGTAAAAGAAGCCGCATCAGATACATATTATGAATATACAGAAGTGGAAAATCTGTATTTATCTGAACCTTCAGAACGTGTTTATGAACTTCGTTTAAATGAAAACGGACATTATGAAATTAAGTTTGGAAATGGTAAATCAGGAAAAAAACTAAGTGAAGACGATATTGTCAAGGTCTTTTATATCTTGAGCGATAACCTCAAAGGTGTAATAAATAAAGCGCAATTAAATGGCAATCGTCTTAATCGATTTGCTTCTGAAACATTCAGTGAAATCTATAATGATATTACACCAAATATTGAATATCTAACATTAATAGACAAGACAAATAGTTCATATTTATCATTTGCAAATACAAGTAATTCTACTGTTCCAAGTGAAGAAGAAACAGTAGACGATTTAAAAGTAAATGTTCCGAGAATTTTTTCATCACAATTAAGATTAGTAACTGAAGCTGATTATGAAGTATTTCTACAAAAAACATTTCCAAATCTAATTAATTCAATAAAGGTTGTTAATAATGAAACATATATTAATGGTTATATTCAATACTTTTATGATATCTGTGTTGACCCGGGTAAAACAAATCGTGCAATAATCAATTCAGTTAATTTTGCGGATAGTTGTGATTTTAATAATATTAATATCTTTGTAGTTCCGAAATTTACAATTACTGAAGATGAATCCTACCCTCCATTTCTATCAACAAGTTTTAAACAATTAATAGTTGATACAGCTACACCCAAAAAAATGATTTCAAATGAAGTAGTCCCACGGGATCCCATTTACAAAACATTTGATATTGGATTTTCAAACAATATAACAGGGGTTCTAAATAAAGATGAAATTATTACAGATACGAAATTATATATTGTTCGTGAAAACAAAAGCAAAATTAATAAATTTACAATAAGATCACAAGTTATAGGTTTAATAAGAGATTTTTTTGGTGCGGATAATAATGAACTCAGTAGCCCATTGTTGTTTTCATCATTAACATCAGAAATTCTAAGTTTGAATGGTGTAAAATCAGTTTATACAAAAAATACAGAACAAAATGTAATTTTTAGTGGGTTGTCGTTTATTGCGTGGAACCCATTATATCCTGATGATGATATTGAAATTGTAAATCAAGATACAACACTACCTTATTTCATGTTTCCATATCTTTGGAGACCAAATTCCCTAATTAACAACATCGAAGTAATTGATGAGTAGTACTCTTACAGAATATGTTCCTTTTATTGTTTATGATTATACTGGAAATTCGGTATTATCTTCTTACGATTTAAGCATTACACCTTTTACTTTTATTCCTTTTTTACCAACAGGTTATAGTGATCTTATTATTAATTGGGATTTTGGTGATGGTAGTGTGTGCACATCTTTAACCGCGGAACATTATTATAAGTATCCTGGTGTTTATGATGTCAAGTTATTTGTAACGAATTGTGTAAATCAGACAAAATATTCGAGTTACACAACGAGCGTTTCAGTATTTGAATATTTTCCGAATACAATACAAATTTCAACAAGTTCTGGTAATTGTTTAACTGCATATAACGGTCAATTTACTGAGGGATTAATATTATACCAACAAGTAAATAAAAATTTTGAAAATGTTGATATTTTTTATAATGTTTTAAGTTCAAATACACAAAATTATTTTTCATTATCTTCATTTAAATATAATCATTTATTGCTTTATCATTGTTTATATACAAAGGATTATAATAGTGTATTGGGTTCTTATGAGTATAATGAAATTGATAAAATTGCTATTACTGGTTCCCCAATTTTTGTAAAATTGGATAATACAAATACTATTGTTCATTGTTTATCAACTGAAGCAAATAGTGTTTTTATTGGCCATAGTGGAACTGAAACCGTTTATTATAGAGATGACCTATCAGGCAATGTTAATTTAAATATGTTTTTTGATAAAACACAAGTATATACAAGATTATTTGCTGACCAATATGGAGTTACAAATTATCACAATGTTGCACAAATGGTGGTTCCTATTACAATAACAGTAAACCCCAATGTAAATTATTTTTCAATTACATCAACTGGTTTAGATGGTGAAGGAAGTGTTTTGAGTAGTTTTAATTTAACACCATATAAATTTAAAAAGACAAAAATTCCCTTTGTTATCAAAGTAAAAGATACAGAATATTATTCAGTAAAGAATTTTCCTACACTTAGTTCCGTTTCCATTGGACTAAGAACGGCAACACAAAGTTTACCTGCAACATTTTCTTACACAAATAACTTAAACGCTCTAAGCTCTGGAGGATATATATTGGGTGAATTTGAATATGATGATGTAACAACACTGGCGATTTCAGGTTGTTATCTATCTGCTTATGGCAATATAACGAATTTTGATTCAGTTTCGTATACTATTAGTGGTGTATCAACTACATTTACAATCTATCCCCACAATTACTATCAAATATATAAGATTAATGAAGATTATGATATGGCAAATGTGTTTAAAACACTAAGATTTCAAGAATTTTTATTAGATGATACAGTTTTATTTGATGATTACATCAAATCTATTTTTGGGGATGCTAATAGTGATTATAATGCACTTGGTAAAAAACTTTATGAACGTATAACAAACATTGTTGATAATAATCAATTTGTTGATACCGCAGAAATTGATGCATTGCAAAGTATGGCAGAAATGTTATATGCATATAATAATCAATATAGCCAACCCAATTTAAATTGTCCTTCTGAAATTAAAAGGTTGATTAATATTTTATCTGTTCGTAATGCGAGATTATTTGGGCAAGCCAATCAATTTACACAGAATTTTGATCCAAAAGGATATTCTACTAAAACAGAATATGGGAAAAACCTTGGTAATCAACTTAATACGGCAACTTATATAATAACAGCAGGAACAGATATTGTTGCTCTTGAAAAGTTTAGTAATACATATAACCTTCTTAATACGCGTCAACCATTAAGTTCCTCACCGACACTTAGTAGTTTATGTTTTCCATTATCAACTTATGATACGACATGGGGATGGCCATTAATATTGCCACCGGATTATGAATATCATGATTTGGATAATTTTTATGTGTTTTTCGAATATAATTCACAAATTGATGGGACATTGTTTAACAATATAATCGATTTTAATAATTCATTAACAACAGTTTTATCAACATATAACAGACAAAAATATTTTGCGGAAAACGATATTTTTGAAATATTAATAGCAGATACACTGTATAATTCATTATCATTGTACAGCGCATAAATATTTTTAATGGCATTTAATTATAACAGAGGATTTCAAAGCATTCCGCAATCTATTACTAATTCTAATGTTGCAGATATAAATGCACTTGATAAAAACGCACCATTTTCCTTTTTGGAATTTATTAATATAACAAAAAATATTGTATATGAGACTTCTGCATTATTAAATTATTATAACTTTTATATTAACGAATGGAATAGCGTTTCATCAACAACACCCGAAACAAAAAATGTAACTATTCAAACAAGATATGTTGATTTTCTTAAAGAAATAACATTAAATTATACAAATAATGCAGAACGACGATTTTTATCTTCGATTGATTTTTCAAATAGAGCAGATTTAGATATAGCTCTTGGTTTCTATTCCAAAAAAATAATAGAAATTATAAATTATTATAAAAACGTTCGGGAAGATATAAAATATGAATTAACACGTAAAAAAGTTAAAGGTTCAAATATAGGCGCTGAGAAAAAATTAAAAGAAGTTATAATTTCATATTTGGATGGTCATTCATATAAGGGACAGTCGTTTTTAATTGAAAATGTTGAAAATAAATTAAAAATTGAAATTTCTGAATTATATGATAACAAAGCAGATTATTTCAACCAAACACCTTCAGATGTAGACTATGGCAGAAAAACATTAGACTACGGACAAAACATTTTTCTTGAATCAGATGCAAATTTAATCGAAAACATCTTTTCTGATGTTTCAGCTTTTATTGCAACATATAAAGAAACAGACCAATTATTTGATAGCAAACGACAAGAAACAACAAAATATATTGGTACAGACTTTTATTATCTATCAACAAATTCAAACAAAAATTATGTTTTAGAAAAATTATTTACAGCTGATAACCCTGCGGGTAATTTCATTAATAGAAATTGGCCAACAACCGCATCTGTAATATCACAAAATTTCAAGACAAAATACGAAGTAGGTCATTTTAATCCCGTAAATACAAGCCTTTTGATAATTAATTCAAAGTCGCATGATTATTTTATTAACACAGATTATATTGAAGCTGATTCATTATATGTCTTCCCAGACCCTTCTTTATATGGCAATGATACAAATGTTTTTAAATTTGTTATTGATGATTCTCTTTTCAAACGAAATATAACATCAGGCAAAGCAAGCAATCAACCAAACACTACTAATTTACAGACATCTCTATTTGGTTACAAATCACAAACAGTACCAGATGTTTCTCTTAATCGCAATTATAATTCACTTGCAAATATAGGTTATGTTGACCAATTACAAACAGATTTATATGGTAATCAATTTGTTCTTATTAAAAATAATAATAATTTTCAACAAGTTATAGAACAAAACAACCCTGATAGGCCATATGTAAAAGAATTATTACTTGATGGTCATACATTTTATGATTTATTATTTGCGGAAGGATTTTCATATGATTATACAACATATGATAATACAACATATGATGATGTAATACGTTCTGGATTATCTTCATATACAAATAACTATATTTTAAGTAGTTTACCATATTATCTTTTCATGAGGTATTTTAAACCTTATGAAGAATTGGATATTCCTACTATAACCTATGATGTATCTCTTTGGGACGGAGCGTTTTTTGAATTGGAAAATTATCCATTATTAGACCCTGTTTCATCAGATTTATCAGCTTTTTCTGGTTCTGTTGCTTCGTTTTATTATACAACATTAAAAGAAGCTGGTATATCAAACAATTCACCTATCATTCGGGGATTAGTAGATTCATTATATCCATCACAAACTGCTAGTTTTGCATTTGAATTGGGCGGCGCAGAAACAGGTGTTGATGTTATTGAATGTGGTTATTTCTCAGACCAATATGAATTTCAATTAGATTTTGAAGAATATGACTAATGTACAAACATATTTTGAGCGACAAAAATTAAGCGGAATATTGTATATCAAAAATATACAAAATAATACCGCATTACCCATTTTACAACAAATGTCTTTTTTGAATCAAAAATATGATTCGGAAATTCTATTAGAATTGGATAATAATGTTTTATCATTTGAAATTTATAGCGATGTTCTTTTCATAAAAACAGATAATTATATTATTATCGAAAAAATGGTATATGAAAATGGCGGGTTTGTAACACCTAAAACAGATAATAACATTATTCAATATAATACACATTCATTTAATAAACCAAGCAATTTTGTTAAAAAAGATTTTAGTTATTATTTTGTATTGCTAGATACACTAGAAATAACCCCGCTTAGTTCTACAGATATAACATTGTATCCAAAAATTTATAAATTTGACATTTCTAATTATGAATTAGAACAATTGTGGCCTATATCTAATGCTGATATAACATCAACCTTTCAAATTAATAATGGCATTCAATATATTGAAGCGTCTTCTGTTAATTTAACACATAGTGAAAATAATGATGTTTTTGGTTTGTCTTATATTATAAACGACCAGAATAAATTACCATCAATGGTGCATCATATTATTGATATAAAATCAAATATAGACTTTATCAAATCTACAATTTATACACCACATGATGAATCTTATTCTTTAATAACTAGTTATAATAGCAATTTAAATAGTGTTGGTTATGTTCCATTGTCTTCAACTGCACCACAATTTGATGCTGCAACAAACGAATTAATATTTTAATGAATACACATACATATAGCATTCCTTATACTTCTTTATCTGCAACAACAGAGCTGCCTGTGTATTTTTATGATCGAACGATTCTTGATGTAAATATACAAAATTTACCAGAAGTACCGTTAATTCAAAATATTCATGTAAATTGGGGTGATGGTATTTCGGAAACATATGCAAATAGATTTTATAAATTTTATCGTACAGATAGTATTTTTGCCGAATTAACTGGAGGTAAAATAACATCTATATATGCAGAAACAATGAATCATATTTATGATATTCAATCTGATTCCGTTTTTTCAAGATTATCATGTAATGTGGTTATTGATTATGTAAATGGTTATTGTCAAACTTTTACTCAACCAATCGTATACAAAATCAATGAATTTCATGATGCTATCAAAGAATTGAAATTGCAAAATATTCAAGTTTTACCAAAAGAAGCCAACCCTATTAAATCAGTTTATATTACTGAGACCGGTTACGTTATAGAGAATACCAGTCCATAAATAATTATATGGCATTAATAAACAATAAACTCTCTGCTTTTCAACCGGAGAGTTATGTTTTAGATTTAAATACAATTAATCTCAAACAGAGTAAAAAAGTATTTACTGGTGGCTATTCATTCAATTTTGTTGATGCATTAAGTGGTGTTCGTTCTGCACATATGCAGAATTATGATACATTTTTTCTTACACAACCATTAAATTTAGAAGATTATATAGATTACCGAAATACTAGTATTTCCTATAATAAACTCTTTTCATATTTAAAAATTGGTGAAGAATATATTAATTTTACAGCTATAAACGATGATGCTTTTATAGCCAATGATGATTATACTTCTGCGTTAAAATATGGTTATTATTCTTTTGATGCAACGCAAACAAATTCATATTTAATTGAATTTGTAAACAACACATATTGTACTATATCATATTTCAAAGAAGAAACTGGTGAAACGTTTGTTCTAGCAGAGAGTGGCAGTAATATCTGGTTTGTACAATCACAATTTTTATCGGGGTGGAATTATCAATTTCCATATACAATAGATAATAATTATTATCAATTGTTTTTATATGCTAATCGCGGCGGTGAAAATTATATTATTGAAAAACAAGGCGGTGCACTAGTAGCATCAACAAATATTAATTCGGTTAGTTCGGATTATATTTTGACACGATTTTTTACAATTGATGATGTTAATATAATAGATTATATGGGCAAAACTGGTGTGTCTTATATAACATATAATAATAATTTTAACATCAACGATGGCAAATCCGCGTTTAACCTGAAAAACAACTACTTGTTTTTCAAAAATGCTTATACAACCAATTCTTTGGTTAGTTTAGTGGCATTAAAAAATCAAGTTTCTCGTTTAGGAGCACACATTGCGGGAAATTCTTTATTATCAGCTGTCGATGCAGATGATAATCTTACAGTAGAAAAACAAAGAGATTATACATCAGTTTTTAATTACCAAACAAACGAATTGGGCCTTAATTATGTATTTTATAATTATGATATTCTTATTAAACCTGGCACTAATTTATTTACTACGCCATCAACATTGTCTCCTTATACAGAATTAGACATTAATAATACAACATTTGCTAATTGTGGTGCGGCTTCTTTTACAATACCATATTTTGCAGATAAAGTATTTCAATTAGATGATAATGTTCCTTCAACACAAACAGTTCATTATTTGTGTACATGGTTAAGTGGGGCTCCAGATTCAAATAACAAAATATGGATGGATCGCTATTATTACCCAGACCGTGTTTCTAAATATGAAGCATTAAATGCAACGCTTCCTTGTGCTGTTTATGCAAATGAAAATGATTACATTGAACAATATATTGCTGCAACAACAGGACTTGCAGAAGCATTAAAAGCTGAACCGTTCTTTGACAAAGCATCAATTCTTAAAATACAACCCAATAAGAGATATATTTATGATCGAATTAGCGTTGAACCAACAATTGAAACAGTAAATTACTGCGAATTATTTGATAAAAATGTCATTAACTATTTTACAAAAATAAACGAAACAAGTAAATTTACATTAGCGTTTAGATTTACAACAAATGAAGACGAGTTTACAATTCAAACATTAACAAATGAGTTTGGAAATCAATTTACATTAACAAAAGAATTTAATGTGCTCACAATTACATTTTCATTATTTGATGATTCACTAAATGAATTACAAACAATAACAAGACAATATACATTATCAAAATATAATCAAGAATCTATTGTTTTATCTTTTAATGGATTTACAGGTAATTTTTATATTATTCTTGGAGAAGACGTTGAAGAAAAAATAAAAGTAGGCACATTAAAATATGCCAATAAACAGATATTTTCTGGGGATTTTTATTTAACATACAATACAACATCTACAAATATTATTGACTATATGCAATTACCAACATATGGTTTTTGTAAAAATGTATATCTCGTAAATACAAGTTATACACGTAATACACTATTAGCTATTAAACGTTCTATATTAACTGAAACTATTGACGACATTTACATCACTGTACCATGTGGTCAACGCAATGAAATTGATACAATAGAAATTTATAATAATTTGTCACTCAATACAAAAGCAAAATCAAATTACATTAATATAGATGTGCAAAACATCGATGTTGATACAGAATTGCAAACAGAATTAACTGCATTAATTAATTCTGTTAAGAAAGATGTATTACCAGCTGGGACTGTTGTTAATAACATAACATATAATGATTACAAATAATTTATATTACAAACACACAATTGGAAACGCGTTTACACTAAGCGGTGTAAATTATACTGGATTTTTTAATATTCAAAACGACGGTTCTGTGTGGACTGGTACAAACAAAAAAACAACATCACAACAATTATCAACTGTTGATACACTATTATCCGAATTTTATGTAAACAAAAATCATTTTAATCGCAGTCCTATCATTCCTTATTCGTTGTCTGCTATTAATATGCCAATTAATGAAATTCTCACAAAATTGCAATTGCAAAAAATTGCACAACAATTAAAAAACAATAATTTATTATTGTTTCAACAATCGGTTATTTTTAATAAATTAGCAGATTTCAGTAATTGTGTTTTTTATGGTTTATCTTCGTCAGAATATTCTGGAGGAAGTGCTGTATCGTTGATTGGACGAAGAGAATACATGCAAACAGAACCATTTTCTTATTCACCGGAATGGTCATTTCTTGAAACAGCTGTAGATTATTCATTTGTACCAAAAACTGATGGTATTACTATCTTTCTAACAACTTCTTCTAATTCTTATATGCTTTCTGCGGCTTATGATGTTGGTTCTGAATTAAAAATAATTTCAGATGATATAGGTGTCGTACCTAATACAAAATTGTTTGCTTATGAAAATAGTCTATTAGCACTTGATTCTGATTATATCTATTCCTATCAATACAAAGGAGATAGATGTAATTCTTTTGTATTAAAAGATAAAATTCGAAACACCTTTGGTGAATTTATTAAGTTCACAACAGGTAATAATTACAGAGGATTTGTTTCCAATGAAAAAATTCAGATATATAATCGTTATAATTGGGAACCGGTAAAAACCTATCATTTATCTAGTTTTAGCATTAGTTCATTTTCTGCAATCGATATTGACCCAATTAATGATAATCTTATCATTGCTTCGTCTAATGCATTGTTTACTGTTAATTTAAGAGAAGATATAAATACCATATACAAAACAGATATTGTAACAAATACAACTATTAAAGATGCATTATTTACAAGATATGATTGTGATTTATTTTATGTAATATATGATAATAAAATAGAAATAAGGTCTTTATCAAATCCGAAATATCCAATTGGTATTATTGATGAGAACAATTATCAATTATTATATCCACAAAAATATATTTGGAATTTAATTCATCAAAAGTGGGAAAAAACAAATTTCAAATGGAATACAAATGGATTAAGATCTAATAATTTTGCAACATTATTATCTCCAAAATTTTACTTTAATGAAAATGATAATAAATTAACATTGGTTTTATATAATTATGGCCGTATTTATATTACACAAAATTCAGTATCTCAATTACATAATACATTATTTGATGTCAATATAACAACTAAAACCATTGCAGATTTGTTAGATAGTAAATCATATGTAGCACTACATCTAAATGAAATTTTTGGTAAATTATTGGACGAATTATTATATGTTATAAATTCATTCGATAAAGATTATAAAGTTCAAACAAAAAATCTAATACCATATCTTGATGGGTATGAGAAAATTTTGACAGAAATTGCATTTTTTGCAAATGATTATTTCTTTCATGAAAATGAAGAATTGAATTCTATTTCATTTTATAGAGTGGTGCAAAACTTATATAACTTACAAGAGGCTATTTTTAATGCACTACAACGATATACTACAGAAAATACCATTAGCTGGGAACAATTAACAATAGCAGACTAAGGATTTAACCCTAAATAATTTTATCAATGCCAAATATTTCCATTATTAAATTAAAGATTCGCCGTGGAACAGACACTCAACGCAAAACAGTTGTTCTAAATCAAGGCGAATTGGGTTATACAATTGATACAAATCGATTGTTTGTAGGAACAGGTACACTAAGCGGGGGTCTTGCAGCGTCTAATAAGTTTCTTGGTGTTTATTCTAATTATAGTACACTATCTACAATTAATGCACAACAAGGAGATACAGCAGTTGCAAAAAATATCCTTTATGCTCTAAGCGGGACGGATTATTCAAATATTGTAAATTGGAAATCAATACATCCTGTTTATTCTAACTTATTTACATATGATGTTAATAATAACGTCACTATTGCAAATAATTCATTAACATTTACACAAATTAATTCTTCTATTGCAGGGAACGGCCTTCAAGTAAGTGGTGGGTTGCTTACCTTAAATGTAAATCCATCATATTTTGATATATCTGGTTCCCAATTAGTATTGGCGAGCAATTCTGTTTCAGCAACAAATATTGCTAGTTCCACAATAGGTAATGGATTACAAGGTGGTGGAGGATCACAAATTACATTGAATGTAAGTCCAAGTTCCTTTGGGTTTAATTCGGGACAATTACAATTAACAGCGATTCCTGATAATTCTATTGTTTATACATCATTTAATTCAAATGCTATTGGTGATGGTTTGCAATTAAACGGAATTACAACTAAATTAGAAACTATTTTAACAGATACAGATGAAAGCACATTGACAAAAGATGCTAATGGAGTTGTTTCAATGTATGAAATTAATGTTTCAGATATTGATAATGATCTTGCAACATATTATGTTGATGCTTTTGGGCGTGTAATTAGTTATAGACCAACAATTTCTACAATATTAACTGGTGGAAATACTATAACTGGTTCATTTTCACATTTAGGTTCTCCTGATCAAGTAACATTAAGCACTGTACCACCAAATGCTACAGTTATTGAAACTCTTTCTAGTAACGGTTCTTCTTCTATAACTGTATATTTATCTTCTGCAGGGTTTATTGCTTTTAATGCAAATGTATCATCAGATGCAAAAACAATAGACCGCTTTGCAATACCAATTTTTTCATTCTAATCTTAAATATAATTAAATGCCAAATTCAATTGAAATTTTTGAAAATACACTGTTAAAATTAGTTGTCCGTAGGGGCTCAGATTCAGAGCGTCGTTCAATTGTTTTAACAGAAGGAGAGTTGGGATATTCGACAGATATAAAGAGATTGTTTGTTGGTGATGGTGTAACTGCGGGTGGTAGTGTCACAGGAAATAAATATCTTGGAAGCAATGCAGATGTTACGACGTTTACAAATGCAATTGTCGGTGATTATGCACATGATACAGACAATAATAGAATTTATATTTTAGAAACTCATCCACCAACAAATATTAATAACTGGAGACATGTTGCTTCATTATATACAGCTGGTGATAATACAATTCGTATTACAAATGACCAAGTATTTGTTAATGTAATATCCGCAGGAAATCTTGATCCTAACATTTTTGATAGTTTTGTTTTAAGTGGTGCAAGTATAAACATTGGAACAGATATCTATGTTGATTCTGTAAACGCTCTTAATACAACAACTTTAACGCTTAGTGCACCAAGTTTAGTTAAAACAGATTCACTAAGTGCACAACTACCAGCTAATTTAATCATAAATAGTCAGGGTTATAAATGGCCTGCTTCCGTAAATAGTGGTGTTTTATCAAGTGGTTCAAGCGGCACACTAAGATGGGCACCAATTAGTGCGTTAAGTGCTGAATTAACATTAACAGCTACAATTGATGGTGGCACAGTTTTATTCACTAATCCATTAACCATTTATAATGATACAACATCTTCAAGTAATGAATTAATATCGTTTGATGTTTACCCTAATTTTACTAATTCGGCTTCTGCATCTTTAGGTCAATCTGTTGTTGCTAATGCAAAAGGATTGATAATTGATTATAATATAAGAAGAGCGTCCACATTTTTTCCTGTTGAATGTTTATTGACATATGCACCAACATTATTAAATCTTGGTTCAACTGGTGTATTAGCTTCAACTGAATATATGTTGGCGCGCGGTACAAGCGCATTTTTATATAGCCCACTTTGCGTTGGTGGCCAAGCAACATTGCCACTAAGTTCTATTTCTGGTGAAATAAAAGGACATATGAGATGCTATGCTGGTGGCGCTTTTGCTGGTGAAAGTTCAACATGTGATTTGACAATTCGGGCGGTTGGTTATACATATTAATGTGAGCACACCAAAAGAAATTGTCGTTGAGGGCATAACTGAAGAAGATATTATTTTCATTTATAATACTTTACAAAAAGTAAAGGTTTCAGCTGCTGATCATGAAAATTATTTCAAGTTATTGGAAGTGTGTTCCAAACTAAAAGAAATGGTTAACTACTTTAGCTCAACCAATTAAATATTTTTATGGCGTTTCCATCAGATATTGCATTACCTGCTAATGCAAAATATTTTAGTTATATTGAATCGGTAAAAAGATATAATACAAATTATGATGTTGTATGGTCTTTTCAATTTGCTATATCTTCTGGAAATCCAAATGCACAATATATTTTAACAACATTTCTTACAAATACTCCATATTTAACTGCTTATCCTGCGCAATATGGCGGATATAGTACTAATATGAATGGTGTTTATTTAAGAGATGAAACAGGAGATTTTCTTTTAACAGATACATATGAAAGATATCTTTTAGAAGAAGCTTGTGTTGGATTAGATTATTTGTTAACAGAAGATGGTGAAATTTTATTAACAGAAGACGGTATACCATTTATTGGAGATGATATTAGTTGTAATCCATCTGGATTATTAGGAATTGCAATAGATACAACTGGTCTTTTCGCTCTGTCTTCAACACTTAGAGATGGTGTTACATATAATAATGTTAAGCCTTACAGTTTAATTGTTAGGAATGATTTTGATAATGTTCTTTATAATGAACAATTATCTTCAATAAACAGTGATTTCTTCTTTTTATCCTCGCAAGCAAATTATCAAACAATAAGAGTTCGTACTGCTAATAAAGGCAATCTCTTATATATTGATTATAAATCACCTACAGCTACAACATATACATTATTAACATCTTTTGCTATCGATTTATATACACAAGATAATAGTTATGCATATATTGGTGTTTCATTTTCTTCACCGGTATCATCTTCAACAATGGCACCAGTAACATTATACATGAAAAACTTTCACATTGAGGGCAATTCTGCTTTAGATATTGCATATGAAGATTTAAATTATTCACCCTTATACACTTGTAGTTAATTATGGCATTTACTATTATTTCTGCAGATTTCAAAATTAATGGCGTTACTGTAGTAACAGCAGATGCCCCAGTTACTGTAACCTTTTCATTAACTATTTCTGGTTATGGTGGGACAGGCACCGCTTATATTGATTTGGGGGACGGAGAAACACTAGACGGAGAAATACTAGAGATTGGTAACTTTGACGGATCAGGCACCGTCCTTAGTGGGAAATATACATATAATACACCTGGTGTATATATAGCTTTTCCTTTTTATATTGATGATGATAGACTCCCTACTTGGGAGTTTGGACCCAAACTCCCAATTTTAAATTGGGAGTTTGGATCGTTTTTATATGGGACAATTATTGTTGAAACACCAAGCACTACACCAAGCACTACACCAAGCACTACACCAAGCACTACACCAAGCACTACTCCTGCGCCGCCTAGTTTAATTGTAACAAAAGCTGCCAATGAAGAATTGGGAGAACAAGAATTTGAAATTAGTGTTGTAGATGTTGCAAATAGTCGCACCCTTAACATTTTTAATTTAAAACAAGGTGAATCAAGAGCTGTTGATGCTGCTTATTTTCCAATAGGCACAAATATGAAAATAACAGAAACCCCAATTGCGGGTTTCTATGTTGATACAATTTCAGTATATGATGGTAATGGTGCAAGTATACAGAATAATACAAACACAGTAACAATTGAATTGGGTACATTAACAAATTCTGTTACATTTTCCAATACACTTTCATCTCCATCTTTGTCTTCTTTAAGATTAGTTGTTCAAAAAGAAGAAAATGAAGAGTTGGGTGATCAATATTTCCAATACCTTGTAACAGACCCTGAAACAACTGATACAATTGCTGCATTTAATTTAAGACAAGGGGAACAATACTTCATTAATTTACCCAATTATAGTATTGGGGATATCATTCAAGTAAAAGAATTTATTAATGTAACAAATACTGCTTGGTTTGAAAAAGCAGAAGTTTTTGACAACGGAGAAATTCGTACTGAATTAACACCATTTGTTAATGTCGAATTGGGGGAAATAACTAATACTGTAACTTATTTTAATACGATTTCTTCCCCCCCTTTATCTTCCTTAAGATTATTTGTATATAAACAACCAAACAATGATTTACAAAATGAAATTTTCCAATATACTGTAACTGATTCAAAAACAGGAAACGTTATTGATAATTTTAATTTAACACCAAGCAATTTTCATGCTGTCGATGTTTCAGGATATCAAGTGGGTGATAAATTACAAGTAACAGAAACAATCCCCAATTTGCCAATTGTTTGTAAATCTCTTGAAGTCATTGATAAAAATGGTTGGCGACGACTAAATCAAAACAGTGTTGAAGTTACATTAGATGTAATAACCAATTCTGTTTTCTTTACTAATGATACTATTACTACAACAACCCCTCCACCAACAGGACCGCCTATAATTCAAATTGTAAAGCAACAATCAAGTAGTAGTACTTCTCAAGTGGGTAGTTCTCGTTTTATGGTTGATAATAGAACTAATTTCTATTTGAAACCTGAAGAATCAATTATTATTGATAACAATTATTTTGATAGTATTACAGGAGAATTAAAAACAAGAACTGTAGGAACACTATTAATTGTTGTAGAATACCCCGAAACAAATATTGATGTTGAAAAAGTCACTATTGAAAATGCAAATGATACAATAACATATACTAATACACAAGCAATTATAACAGCATTAACACAAGGTTTAAATAAAATTACATTTTATAATACAAATAGTTGTGACTCTTGTTTACCAGCACCAACACTTCATTCAAATACAGCAATTCGTCCTACAACAACTACTGTTACAACACAACCACCAAGAACTACACCAGGACCAATAGATATATTTTCTCCTGTAATTGACATAACAACCACGACACCAACAACAACACCTGCACCAACAACAACTCCAGCCCCAATACCACGACAGGGAATAACAACAACCCCCAATCCGTGTGATACCTCTGCTTGCAAAACATTGAAATTCTAGTATCTATTTCATGGCAAAGTTAACGATTGGGATGCCAACATATGATGATTATGATGGTGTTTTCTTTACATTACAAGCATTGCGCATGTATCATTCCGAATGTGCAAATGATTTAAAGTTTCTTGTTATTGATAATAACCCGACAAGCCCACATGGTGTTGCTCTTAAAAATTATATTGTTAATTGGGCATCAATATCACAAAATGTTGAATATGTTCCTTTTACAGAATACAAATCAACAACAATAAAAAACAAAGTATTTGAATATGCAACAACACCTTATGTAATGTGTATTGATTGCCACATATTAATTGTTCCTGGCGCTATTAAAAAATTAATTGAATTCTTTGATGCTGGATTGGATAAAGGAAATCTGCTTCAAGGCCCCCTCTTATATGATGATTTAAAAAGTATTAGCACACATTTTGACTTAATTTGGAATGATAATATGTGGGGTACATGGAGTACTGATAAAAGAGGTCTTGATGAAAATGCTGAACCTTTCGAAATACCCGCACAAGGAATGGGATTATTTGCATGTAGAAGACACGCTTGGCTTGGTTTTAATTCAGCATTTAGGGGATTTGGAGGAGAAGAAGGATACATTCACAAAAAATATATTAAAATGGGTAGAAAAACATTATGTCTTCCATTTTTAAGATGGATGCATCGATTTAATCGCCCTAGTGGCACACCATATCCACTGTTTTTAGAAGACCGTTTTCGTAATTACTTAATTGGGTTTTCTGAATTACAAATAGATACAGATGAAGTATTCAAACATTTCAAAGGAAAACTACCAGCAAAACGTGTAAAAGAAATAAAACAAGAATTAGGTATGATGTAAATGATGATACTCAATACACATATTGTGTCTCATAGATGGAAATCTTTCATCAATATACTTCTGAATTGCGAGGGGTTTTATCCATTGGTTTGTATTTAAAACCTTTAGTTCTTGCGCTTTTTGAGATATAATTTCAACTGCTTCAACAAGACACGCCCATCTTGAAAATTCATCTAAATCCATACTATATGGCTTATTTTTTTTAAGTTTAAATTTTATATTCTGATTCATCTTGTATATTATCTGAAAGTTCCCTTTCTTTTTGAGCTTCGGCTTGTGCTTGTAATTCAGAAAATATTCGTTCTGCGCTTATTGGATTTGTTATTAATACTGGTGTTAAGTCGATATTTACACGAAATTGATTTTTACATTCAGGACAATCAAAAATATTATCACCTGTAACAAAAAGAACTTCCTTTGCTGTATATTTTCCACAAGGGCATTCCACTAATGCTGTTTGTTGTTCTAATATTTTTTCAATTTCTTCAGAATTATTGCGATTTAAACGTTCCAATTTAAAATATTGATGTGTAAGCCACAAATATATTAAAATAAACTGTGTAACTACTGCTAAACAAAATCCTGACCAAAATGTTAATAATTCCTTTAATCCATATGCTATTCCGGCACTTAATAATAAAAGGACAAATATTGCAACAAATATGCTTTTCACTAATAATATTATAAGTTAAATTCCCAAATTGTCAAGCTCTTGAGGTAAACTAATGATTAATTCATTAATTTTATCAATTTTTTGTTGTAACATTTCAATGGCTTTCTTATTAATAATGGGGTTCCGTTTAGCTTGATCTAATAAGCTATAAACTTGAGCAAGAGAAGTGAACGCGTTGCTTAATACCTGTGTTAATTGGTCTAGTGGAAATACTAAAATCTTAGGAGCTTTTGTAAGTTTATCTTCATCCGCATAATGTCTTTCTTGGTTTCTTACTTCTAAATCATAGTTTATTTCCTTTGGCATCAAGGCAGATTGATAAGGATTTGATGTATTAATCATATAATTATTTAACTATTTCGATAAATAATTTTATGAATACATTTCGTTCTAAGTTTGTTAAATTGCTTGAAGCTTCTGATGAAGATATTGAAAGAGCCGCTATGGAGTCTCAATTAGACCAAGAAACAGATCCAACTGATTTTGATATGAAAGATGCTCCTTCAGGGACAGCTCAAGACGACCCATCTGTTGCTGTTGCACAAGCGCATGCAAATATGGAGCAACAAATGGTAAATCAACTTAAAGAATGGATCGACAGAACAACAGAATTTCTAGAATTTTTAAATAGTGATACACCTCAATCAATTCAGACAATTCTTTCAAAAGCGGAACCTGAAACAATAATGGATCGTGTAAAACAGTCTCAACAAACAAAAATTGCAAGATGTGCTGCAGAATTAGCAGCATTTAGAGAATCTATGTTAGGATTCCTTGCACAATCGGGCAATGCCCATTTGAAATATGTAGGTTTTTTGTTAGGAGGATTTTTAACATTTCTGTCATTACCTGTTGTAAATCAAGCATTTACATATTTGGTTTAATCGTTCATATTGCTAATGGCTATTTCAAGTCTAGATTGGTTGCTTGTTAATAGTTTCCAATAAAACTAAGCCTTCTAATCCATTAAATGTATTTTTTAGAATAAAATCTGGTATTATTTCATCTTTTTTAGCAAAAACGCACAATTCATTGATGTCTTTGAACTTTTGGCCGAGTGTTTTAGGCCAAATAAAGACATTTTCACCTATTTCAAGTAGATTTTTTGTCTTTACATAGCTTGTTTTATCGATATGTTGTGAATCAAATATCCATATCTTATTAAGAAACTTTAAAGTTGTGTTAAATTGCTGTGATTGGCGTGTTGTAAGTGTATTTGAACCTTTATTTATACCCGCTAATGCAACACTATTACGAATAAAAAACGCATCAAATGGCCCTTCTAATATAAAAACATATTTTTGATTAAAATCTATATTGTCTATGTTAAATAATGTCTTATTACTGTTTAATTTCGAATAATAGGTGATATTTGAACCATCGTTTTCTAGGAAAACACGTGTTTGATAGAATTCTATGTCTTTATTTTCATTAAAAAATGGAATTATAATACGATTTTTTTGATATTTATCATCAAGAGAAATATATAATGCGGGTGGTTTATTGATTGCCGTATCTAAACGACGTTTTTTGATATATTCAAGTGCTTGTAATACTATTGAATTATCTTTAAAATATGCAACTTGTGCAGGATCAAATAAATTTATACTGTTTTTTGGAAGAGTATCTACTTCTAATTGTTTCAAAATAGGTTCTTCCTTTAATATATCTTCAAAATTATCACAAGTATTATTAATTTCCTCCTTGATTTGGCTGGGAAGCAGCCCCGTTATTTGTGAAATCCACTTGATTGGCTTGCTTGACCACCCACAATTATGACAATATATTATGTTTTTTTCAGGAATAAAGTAGCACCTCTTCTTTTTACGAAGGCTTTTACCTTCTCTACATATAGGACATGCACATTGATATGTGTTATTAAATGAATTATATTGGGGATAGAAGCCTAGTTCAAAGAATTTGGATATGTAATATTGCTCATGTGTCATGAAAAGAGAGATTTTAACTTGATCTTCATAAAAAACATATTATACCATGAATCTTTTTGTTTTAAAATGGAATTTAATTCATATTTTTCACAGAAATTAAGAAATTCGTTCCAATTTAACTGGGGTTCTTGAGTAAATTGTTCTTCATAATGTGCTATTTCTGCAGAATCTTTGAAACATTTATCTAAATCCAAGATATTTTTATTAAATTCCACGATTTTCAGGGCTTCTTCAGTCAATTTAAGATCTCCCTCGAAGTATTTTTTGATTTTTACCGGCCCCATACCATTTACACCAGGAACATTATCAGATTTATCACCTAAAAGACATTTATATAAGAGAAATTGCACCGGTTTTACACCACATTCCTTTTCAAAATTGTCAATTGTTATTTCTTTTTTGGTAATAGCACTAAAAAATATAACATCTTCATTAACTAACTGTAAAAGGTCCTTATCAACAGAAATGATAACCTTTTTTCCTTGCAATTTCTTCGAAAGAAATGCAATTGCATCATCTGCTTCCATTTGTAATGGATAAAAATTCCGAATTCCAAGATGTTTAAATGCAATTTTCAATTCATTATTATTTGAATATACATCATTATTATATTCTTTATTACGAGTTCCTTTATATTCGGGTAAAAGCTCTTGTCTAAATGTCGGTTTGTATATTTTTCTTTCATCCCAGCATACCCAAATGGTTTCTGGATCATATAAGCTCGCATAATGATATATAGCTCTTAGTGTAAAGAGTATATGCAACGGAGTAATATTATTTTTATCTTTTCCATTCTGCGTTGCCTGCCAATATGTTCGATGTATTAAGTTATTAGCATCTATCAGGAGATTAAACTTATTCATTATACATTATAATAACATAGTTCCCTTCAAAAGGAAAGGATGCTAATTATAATTCTTCTCCTGTGTATCCTTGGCGTGCCATATATGCAGGAACAAACTTTAATAGTAAAGATACAAGAGAACTTGCGTCTTTCATATTTTTTGCATAAGACATTGTATGCGGATTCCCGTGCAAATCAAATCCTAAAATTATAAAACAATCTAAAAATTCATTAATAGAATTAATGAGCGCATTATCAACGTCAATTTGCTGATTACGTTTGCGATTAACCTCAACAATTTTTTCTTTTAGAGCATCTTCGATTAGTTGTTTAATTTGTTCCTTTTCGAATGATGTTGTTGTTTCATTTTTGCTGGGAATATCTGAATTCTCGCCCATTATACTATTATTTAGGGTCTTTATAGAATTCATCACTATTTGTTATTTGTTCCACACCCCTTTCAAGAAGAGTTAATACAATAACTTCCATAGAAGAAGTTTTAAGAGAATAATTTTTTGGAAAAAGTCTTCCGCCATCATTAAATTCGAACATTTTTTCCCCATGAAAGTCTTTATTTTCATAACAGGTTATAAAAATATTTGCTTTGGATGGGTCAACCAAGACAGTCCATTTCCTTGGGTCTATTGTATCATATTTAGACCAGATTTTTATTGCAGCAAATTTATTATCCCGTATGCGTTTAAGAAAATATCCCAAAGTTGTAATTTTATTTTTTTGCATTAGTTAATAAGTGTTGTTAAAATATAATTTAATTTAATATCTTCTGTTTCGGAACTCAACATAATAATTCCATATTGTGTATTGAAACTCAATGATATTGTGTCACTGATAACATTAATAAGACGAAGATTATCAAAGTTAACAGCTAGCGGTTCAATATTAAAATCTA